TATAATTTGATAGGGACAAAAACGTGCGGTTACAAAACCTATCACGTATTTACAGGGGTTTTCGTTGATATTCGTATCATACGGAGCACGCTACAAATTTATGCCTCTGTAAATACAACGGTCGTGACTTGGACCTAAAACAAGCGTTGCCTCCCGCATTGCTTTTGAGCATATAAGATACGGGTAAATATGGGTGCTTGGCAACACCCTATAATTTGATAGGGACAAAAACGTGCGGTTACAAAACCTATCACGTATTTACAGGGGTTTTCGTTGATATTCGTATCATACGGAGCACGCTACAAATTTATGCCTCTGTAAATTAAAAGATGGTAATCCCCAGCCGTTAGTGAAAAAACTAAAAAATGGGGAACATTAAAAGATGGTAATCCCCAGCCGTTAGTGAAAAAACTAAAAAATGGGGAACATTAAAAGATGGTAATCCCCAGCCGTTAGTGAAAAAACTAAAAAATGGGGAACATTAAAAAATAAGGCAAATGCGAATATATTAAAAAAAACGCAAATGCCGTAAAGATAAAGAGAGTGTGGTGACGACCTTGCAAGAAAACAAAATTAAGGTAGGTAAAGTAAGGGACGTTGAACCCTTGCGAGATTTTGATGAAGAGATTTACAAGAAGGCACTCATTGAAAAAGATTTAGATACCTATGAAAATGAAATAGCATTGTCAAGTGGCGTGCTTTCAATTCCTAAAGAAATTACTACCCTACCGTTAAAGGCACAATACGTTTTAGCGTTTTATTGTGATAGGGCATACATTAACAAAATAACAAACAAGCGAACCTACAATGATATTTTGGAAAGTTATATTGCAAGTTTAGATGATGATTCATTTTTAGAAGATGTTTTTCTTCAAGTGCCAATTACTGACCAAAACGGAAATGTAGTTAAAATGACAACGGTTGTGAATAACGAAAAGAAAAATATTTACATGAAGTTACAACAACAAGCCTATTCGTTTTGGAATGATAATAATTTGCTACCGATTGTAGACATCTTTAAGAAACTAAAATCAGGTGGGCGTAAAAAAGAAGATGAATTAAAAGAAGCCATTGTGGATGACGCACTCTACCACGAGGACGAAAATATTAAATTAAAAAACCGTTCGTTAGCGATTAAAGTCATGGGTATGGATAAAAACGTCCAAACCTCTGCACAAAATGTATGGCTAACGGGTGGGGGTAAAGATTTTGGAAAAGCATTAGCAAATTTTACAGGCAAAAAAGGTTTTGACATTACCGAATACGTTGAAGTTGAAACGCTCGATAGGGCAAAAGATAAGGCGAAAGACGATGAGTAAAACGAACAAGAGCGAACAAAAAAATGTTCAAAACGAACAAATGTTTGATAGTCGTATATTGCCTAAAGATTTGCAAGAGATTTACAAAACAACCGTAGATAAAGAGCACAAGTCGATTGTTGATAAATTGTTAAGCCTAAAAGAAGGTGAAGAACAAAACGATACGATTCGACCACGACCCCCTTATGAAGAAAAATCGGTAGATGACATGATGTTTCCAATTCAACCAAAAGCAAAAGAATTATTGCAAAAGGTTTTGAATGGAAGTGGATACATTTATGTTTTAGAAGGTGGTGCTCGTGGTGGGAAGGACGTTTATGGACTTCTAATTTGGACAATCTATTTAATGCAAACACCACACAAGACGCATTTAGCATTGGGAAAATCATTGGAACATGCGTTGCTTACAATTTTACACTCAAGTGGTTTTGGTTTATATTACACCATTCCAAACGGAGTATTTGTAAGAAATAGCGATAGTGGTGCTCAACGTGGAATTTACAAATTCAAAGATATGTATGGAGTAGAAAAAGAAATTCTATTCTATGGAAATGATAAAAAGAATGATGGTGAAAAATATCAAGGGTTTACGATTGGTTCAACCTACGTTAATGAAGGTATGACACAACACCTTGATGGGATTAACCAAGCAATACAACGTATGGCGAGTTCTCACAATCACTTAATGTTGATTACACAAAACCCTAAAGGACAAGCACACCCATTTTATACGGTGTTTGAAAAAGAACGCACCATGTCAATCGAAGAAATTGAAGAAATGGAATACATTCGCAATCGTTATAAAGATGATTTTGATGAAGTTGTGGTTTCAATTATGAATGAATGTGATTTAGACAAGCGTGATTTTGTTGCAAAGTTTTGCAAAAAAAAGAATGTGCCTAATCCAAAATACCTAACCGAAGAAGATGCACAATCACTTTATTTAGGATTGCGAGATATTGATGTGCATTACGACAAACAAATTAGTGGTATTTATGTGGAACAATTTTACAAAAAGGCGGATAACGAAGACCACTTTTTATATCACCGAAGCATGAAGAAAATCATTGATTTTGATAGGGGTGGTAAAAACCCTAATAGTGTATTAAATGCGTATGATTATACTTACTATCATTTTACCGTTGATGACAATTTAGGATTAACGGACATGCAACGAGAAGAATACAAACGTGTATTCAAGAAGGGTTCGGCACTTTATTTACAAAAGGCTTTGGGTATTCGTAAAACCGCAGAAAAAGCCGTATATAAAGAATTTAGTCACCGAAACCTTATTGATATAGATATTTCAAGATTTGACAGTTCAAGGGACACAATGCGAGTGATTGGCATAGATGTTGGGTTTAATCACGAAACGGGAATCCTTGACGCTGAAGTCGATTTACGAACGGGCACGGTATTTATTTTACAAGAAATGCTTCTTGACTACAAAAATCAAGGAGGCACAATCCAAGACATTGAAGAGTCCTATTGGCAAATGGTAAGGTCAAGAAAAAATCGAAAACAACCAGATATGACAATTATTGACCCCAGCCACGTTGCAACAATCAATCATTTCATGGAACGTGGAATACAAGTAACCCCCGCTAACAATTCAAGTTTAATGCCACGAAGCAAAGACAAGGCTCGTGGAAATTTAGTTCCCCAAAAAGATGTGATGGGGATTGATTTAGTTAAATATGGTTTTGATATTCAAAAGATTTTGATACACGAAAGTTGTATTAACTTAATTGCACAAATTGAGAGTAATGAATTTGAATACAATGAAAACACGGGGAAACTCGCAATTAAGAAAATCAATGACGACCTACTCGACCCACTTCGCTACATTGTGAATACGGTCTTGGGAGGCACACAATATTGGGAAAATAGCGAAGGAAAGGAAGGTGAACTAAATGGCGAAAATGTCTTACAAGGAATATTTAGAGATGAAGGCACGCAAAGAAAAGAATGGAACATGGACGAAGCAATCCTCAAAGCCCAACAAGAACTCAACCGACAAATCGGTGGAGATGCAATCTTCGGATACAAAGAAGACAACCGAGCAAACACAAATGAACGGGATGATGGACTATGGTTTCTTGGCACAAAGTTTTAATCAAAATTCTAATGTGGGTTTAAATTATGGTTTTGATAGAAGTCAAATTTTGCGTGATGCCTTATTGTTTTCAATGAGTGACGAAGAAAGAGAACAAATTGAAAAAGACAAAGAGCGTTCGGTGAAGTCAAAAGATTTCATGGATGCTGTGAATAATCCATTACAAGCATTTGGTTCAAATACTTATGATTTAACCTACAACGGACTTGGACAAACCTCAAGACGTAATATTAGTTGGCAAATTACAAAACAAGATAGCATCATGCGTGACGTGCCATATTTTGATAAAGCCTCAAGTTGGAAAGCCACAATGGCATTAGTCAATGGCATAGATTTGAATAGTAAAGAACCTAAAGTCGGTGACCTTACGTTAGTTCAAAAAGATATTGCAGAGTTGTTTACACCACAACATTCCATTATTAAATGGGGTGATTTCTACGGTGGTAGTGGTGGTTTATTGATATTTGACGATTGTGACACCGAAGAAGATTACATGCAACCACTAATCGCAAATCAAGTTAAGAAGGGTAGTTTTAGAGGCATTAAACCTCTAAGTAGATTATACCAAATTATCCCTGATTTGTCAAGTGACTTGGTTACAAAAGTCGGTGAAGAATATGGTATTTATGGTGCCGAAGAAATTGGGCAACCTAAGTATTTTAGAATCAACATTAGTGGAGATACCGAATCACAAGGTAAATATTTTAGGGTTCACCGTTCAAGAATATTGCTTTATAGTTCAAGTGAACTCACTTGGGTTGAAAAGCGTATTGAGATGTATTTTGGTCCATCCCTTTTAGAAAGGGCTTATTCAAGTTTTGCACGTTATGAGAGTATGTTGGCACAAATCAATAAACTCGCACAGCGTTCAAATATACCCGTCTTAAATGTGGCGGGGATGCCGATGGCTTCGTTGCAAAACGAACGGTTTGTCGAATATGTATCAAATCGAATTAAAGGTATCAATTTTGGTGTAAGTTCAGGAAATATGATTGTTCTTAACGATGTTGAAAAGGAACAATTCAAATATGAAACGGCACAATTTACAAACCTTACGGAGATTTTGAAACATTACCGTGAAAATTTATCGGCAGATTTATCAGCACCTACGGGTATTTTATTCAATGACACGGGCGAAAATGATTCGGATAAATACCTATTGGTGCCAAAAGAAATTCAAGAACGCATTGTTCGTTCTTGGTATCGCAAACTCATTCCTATTGTCTATCGCAATCGGTTTGGTAAAACGTTAAAAGATTTTGATTTCTCATTCAAGTCTTTAGAAATACCAACCGAAAAGGAAAAGGCTGAGAAGATGAAGTTGGTCGTTGAAATGTTGGATATTCTTTATGACAAGAGTATAATTGACGGTGCAAGTTATCAAAAAATGTTGATAGCCTCACCCAATAACATTAGCGATATTCCTAACGAAATCACGGAGGAATACATCAACTACGTTGCACAAGGATTGGAAGGCAAACCTTTCAATAAAATGGAAGCGGATATTATGCTTGCAACGGCATTGAATCATGCGAACGAAATGTCAAACCAAGATGGTGGCTCTAACCTTTCAAATAAGGTAGAAAGTTCACAAGGTGGCAAGGAAAAGGGTGGCGACCCCAAGAAGAAAAAGGCGACCGTTAAAGTTCCTATTTTTAAAAAAAGAATAAATAGGAATGATACCTAATAGTAAGAAGGTGATGTATTGAACAAAGACATTGTAATTAAAAATGAAATGCTATTGAATGATGGCATGATTAAAAAGTTCGTTGATGGAAATGGAATATTTTATCAAAGGGTAAAAATTTCCGATAATATTGAACGTGAAGAAGAAACGGGTTTTCTTTATTGTTACAATTCAATATTAGGTCACGTTGGCGTTCAAGCATATAACGGATGGGAAGTTGATATGAAAGACCAAAAGGTTGTTTATGTTAGACGAGAAGCAAATGACGTATTTGACGAAGATAGTATGCGGAGTATTGAAGGTAAGCCCGTTACCTTGCATCATCCTGACGAAATGGTGGATAGCAAAAACTTTCAAAAATACGCAAAGGGGTTCATTAAGAATGTTCGTAGAAGTGGCGATAATATCGTTGGCGACCTTGTCATTCACGATGAATCAACCATCCAAAAAGTATTAAGTGGAGAATTAAAAGATTTATCATTAGGATATCAAGCAAAATTAGTTCCCGTTGGTGACGGCACGTTGAAACAAACGGATATTGTCGTAAACCATTTAGCCGTAGTTGGCGAAGGTAGAGCGGAGAACGCACGAATTGTGGACGCTAAGCCTGATAATTTCTCGGAGGAGAAAGGACGTAATTTCATGGGTTTATTTAAAAAACCAAAGGTAACGGTTGAAATCGACTTTAACGAAGAAGCAGAAGCAAATCAAGAACCCAAAACACTTCAAGAACTTTTTGATAAAGCGGAAGAAGTGAAAGAAGATATTGTGGAAGATTCTAAAGAAGAAGAAATCGAAGAAAAAGACTTAGTTACCGATGAAGATAAAGACAAAGAAGACAAAGAGGAATTAAAAGATTCCGAAGAAGAAGGAGAAACGAAAGAAATGAAAGATTTTAGTTATTTCATGGCTAAATACGATGAAGTAAAGAAAATGCCAAAAGGTGATTTCCGTGACAAAGCATTTGAATCATACAATGCAGAGTGCAAGGAAACGCTTGGTGTTGAATTACCAACTATCGTAGACGAACCAAAGAAAAACATTTTAGACCAATCCGTAGGTTTAGCGGAAAACACAAAGGTTGAAGAACAACCACAAACAAGACCGTTAGTTGCAGACGCA